TCGCAATCACCTGGTCACTACCTGGGGGCCTGAACAGTTGATTCCGTTGGGTGGTTTCGACCTGGGCATTATTGCGAACGTAAATGATACAGAACGGGCGTTTGCCTGGTGTCGGAAAACGATACTGGTCAGTCACGGTATTATCCCGGCTGAGGATCCGCGGGGTGAGAGAGTGGTGTTTACGTCTGAAGGGGTGCGCGATTATTGGAAAGGATCCGGCCCGGTTATCCGCCAGCCTATTGATACCGAGTTTTGGTCTCCGCATTGGAATTTACGCATCAATCTGACCCGGTTCAGTTATCGGGGAGGCTTGCCGTTTGTTCGAACTCTGGCTGCGGAGAAACAGTTGACGTACTGCCATTTACGTAATGCGAGTGCTGAGAGTGCACGGGCGGCTGTGCGAAAATCAGCCTGCGTTTTGGCAACCGGCAGGGCTGCTCTGGAGGCGATGTCGTGTGGGGTTCCGGTGGTGCTGTGTGATCACCGCAGCGCATACCAGGGTCCGCTGATGGATCTGGATATCGTGAGTGCGATGACACGAAATTACAGCGGCAGGGGCGGTGTGGTTCCGAAGATCGAGAACCTTAGTCAGGCGATTGACGAAGCGATGGAGGTCGGAGACTTACGGGCGCATGTGCTCAAGCATCACGATGTTCGTAATGTGGTCGACCAGTTGTTGGAGGTGGCGCTTTGAAAGCGAATAAATATCACGGCAGGGCTGCGTCAACTTACGATGCGTCGAGGGTGAACGATGGGACCTGGAGAGCGGAGCACTCGCTGATCGAAAAGCTGGTTACGGAGGGTCCGGTTTTGGATGTTCCGTTCGGTACTGGCCGCTACGTTCCGATTTACGAAAGTAAGGGGCTAGAATATCTGGGGATTGATATCAGCCCGGATATGCTGGCGCAGGCCAAAATAAAATACCCGGACGCCAATTGCCGGGTCGGTTCAGTCTTTGACCTGCCGTCCGGGTTCAAAACGGCGGTGGTGTCGCGCCTGCTGAATTGGTTATACCCGGATCAGTTGTCCGTAGCGATGGCGCAGTTGGGTCAGGCTGCTGATACCCTGGTATTCACTGCACGTACCGGCACAGACGGCGACAACCGGGGTACGGCTACCTATACGCACAGCACGAATACGCTGAAGCAGTTGATCGGTGGCCGCTTATGGGAACAGCACAAGATCGGCGGGTTGCAATATGGCGTTTACCTGATGGTCAAGGCCCGTAAACCGGTGTGGGAGGATGTGGTCAAAGCATTTTCTGACCGGAAGGCCGGGACCCTGGAAACTCTGGCCGAACACTGGTCGGCTCGGATTGGGGTGGATAAGCCGGAATTGAAAAAGGGCATCCCGTTGACGGTGGAGTGGTGGACGCATGATCGTCTGGGTGCGTATATTGATGAGATCGCAAAGACTGATCCAGCTATGATCGTTACACGCAAGCCTCGGCGTACTGACGGGCCTCTGGTGGCTTTTAAACGTGATGGCAAGTACGGAATGGTCGATGGCCGCTGCCGGGCGAACTTATGGCGCAACGTGCCTGGGGTTTACCCGCTTATCGTAATGGGTGAGGCGTGAGCATATATGCGCTTACGCCTACGGGAATGAGGCCGGAGGGGTTGGCGTTGCTCGGTGAATATCTGAACGAGCAGACGTACGATGGTCCACTGACCTGGATTGTCGTCGACGACTGCGACCCGGGTTCACGGATACCCCGGATGCGTGAAGGAATCGACCCGCTTGCTGTTCGCCCTGGCTGGCGGTGGAAGCCTGGGCAGAATACGCAGGCGGCGTGTATGCGTGAAGGACTTAAGAAGGTCCCGGATTCGGCTACGCTGCTGATCCTGGAGGACGATGACGTATATCTTCCTGAATATATCGAAACGATGTTGGGTGCTCTGGCTGATTATGAATTGATCGGCGAAAGGATTTCGCGCTATTACAATATTCAGACTTCGAAATTTCGGGTGCTTCCTGGAAAGGTTCATGCGTCGCTGGCTGCTACGGTATGTTGTGGGAGTGCGCTTGCGCTATTGAAAACCCTGTGCGCTACGGATGTCCGTAAACCTATCGACTTTGCGTTATGGAGATCTTTTCAGGGCCGGAAAAAGTTACTCGATACGCAGAACGTGGTCGGGATTAAAGGCTTGCCGGGTCGTCCTGGAATCGGGGTCGGTCATCGACGGCACTTCGGTTCTCCTGACAATAGCGATACACTTCGCATGTGGGCAGGAAATTATGCCGATAATTATGAAAGGTTGCGGGGGATAGGATGAGCACTACCGATATTCTGGAGGCTGCGTTATCTGCGTTGAACGCTTTTCCGTACTCTCCGACTCCGACGATTTTATGGCCTGGTATTCAGAGTTCGCCACCGGACGAGGGGATCTGGCTCGTTCCTGGATTATTCCCGAACGAAACGCGCGATATTGCCTGGGATAACGATTCGTGTGTTGATACGCGAGGCTTTTTCCAAATCCTGGTTTACTACCGGCCCGGTCAGGGTCAAATCGAACCGTCTGAACTGGCCGACGCTCTGGTATCATATTTCCCGAAAGGGTCTGGTATTGGCCCGGTACGAGTGAGGAAACGCCCCTGGCAGTCACCTGCTGTGGTCGAGGACGCTGATCGGATATTCATTCCGGTCACGGTGCCGTACGAAGGTCTTACATAATGGAACGACGCCCCAAATTTGGGTTTCCGGAAACCTTGCTATTAAGTGACAAACGGAGGATTTAATCATGTCATCTTGTGGTGCTACAAACTTTGGCGGTGCGTTCTATATTGCGACAACTGCCTCGAACGACGACCTGACTCTTAGCGAGTTTTTGGGTCTGGCATATTCAGAGGTCCCGAACCTGGTGACCGCTGATCCGACTGGCGTAACTCAGAATGTCGTAACCGACTCTACCTGGGATCGTCCCGTGGTCTGCAAAGGGAAAGGAGAGGCGAACGCGGGCGACCCGAATATCGAGTTCCAGGATTCGCCATCTGCCGGTATGGACCTGATGGTCGCGGCGGCAGCGTATGACAACACGAACAACTATGCGTTCAAGTTCGTCTGGGCTGATGGTTCCGAAGAGTACAATCGCGGACTGGTAACTGGACCGCAGCGTACCAAAGGAGGAAACGAGGATTTCAAACACGTTATCTTCACTTTGGGCCTGCAACAGCCGCCTGAAGTAGTGGAAGCAGCGTCCGTATAGTGGTGTGGTAATCGTCCCCGGTCATTGTGGCCGGGGACTTGTTAACGAAGGAAACGAAAAAATGAATTTAAATGACATTAAAAAGGAATTCGCCACCGATAATCGTGAAGTTGAATTAATGACTCCGCGCGGTGCGCCTACGGGCTGGTTTTTTATTCTCCGGCATGAGAGTTCGAAAGAAGTGCAGGAGTTCATGCGCGATTATCGGACGAAACTTCAGGATGTGACTTTGAAGCGCAAAGCCAATGCCCAAAAACAACTGATGGCGCAGCACGAAGATGGGTTACGAATTGCTCATGTTGCTGGTTGGAAGTGGGAAAAAGGCGAAGATCCTGAGAACGGCAGACCGGCGTTTAGTAAGCGAGAACTCAAAACCGTGCTGAACGATAACGAGTTTGGCTGGCACGTTCGGAACTTTATTGATAACGAGGTGGGGAGTCTTGAGGATTTTTTGGAGAGATCGGAGGACAGTTAGGCGAATGTCTGGCCTGGCAAGCCCGATACGAAATTAATTGGGGTCATAAGGTTGCGAGCCGTGGTGGACCTGTTGAGGTTACGCGGCAGGAGTATAACGAACAGGCTGGTGCTGAGACTCCACCGCAACCGGAAATCCCGGTGTGCGGCGAACACGTTTGGCAGTGGTGGTGGGAACTTAACGCTCGCCGCCCTCCCGGTTTTGAAAACCTGGCTCCGTTTTCTTACACCGAGATTTATAACTGGATCTTACTTACGGGGCTGAGTGTATCGTATCGAGACATTCGTTGGTTGGTAGCAATGGACAATGCGTGGCTGGAAGCGATTGCGAATGAGAAGGAAGATCGTCGACGCCGCGAGAAGGAAGAAGCGGAACTTAACAAAGGGAAAGGAGTACGGCGCTAATGTCTGTCGATATTGCACAACTGGGGTTCCGTGTTGAAAGTCTGGAGGCCGAGGTTGCGGCTGATCGCCTGCGAAAGTTGGGCAAGGCGGCGAACGATGCTGAAAGCGCAGCGAGTCGGTTAGCAAAGCAGGCTGAAAAAGTCGGCAAGAGCATGCAGTCGATGGGGCGTTCGATGTCGATGTATGTGACGGCTCCGTTATTGGCGATTGGGGCTGCTACGGTCAAGATCGGATCTGATTTCGATTCCACTCTTTCGAAGATGAATACACTCGTCGGTGTGTCCCGGGACGAGATTGCTGGATTTCGAAAAGAAATCCTGCAACTCGGCCCCTCGGTAGGACGCGGACCTGTTGAACTGGCCGATGCGATGTTTGCTATCACCTCGGCTGGGCAACGCGGAGCGCAGGCGATGGACACGCTCACGAAGGCGGCGAAAGCATCTGCCATTGGCCTGGGTGATACCCGGACCGTTGCGCTGGCTGCTACGGCTGCTGTTCAGGCATACGGCGAAGAGAATCTGAACTCTACCCAGGCACTCGAAATCCTGATCGGCACGATTGAGCAGGGCAATGTTGCTGCGGAACGTCTGGCTCCGACTCTGGGTAAGGTGATCGGTATTGCGGCTGAGGTGGGCGTTTCCTTCCAGGACCTGGGTGCGTTTATTGCTACGTTTACCAGGTTGGGTGTTGATGCTGAGGAGTCGGTCACTTCGCTTCGTAGTGTGATCGCTACTGTACAGAAGCCTGCCGAGGAAGCGGTTAAGGCATTGTCGGCAATGGGTCTACCGATTGAGGAGTTGCGCCGCAAGATCCGGGAAGATGGCTTCATCAATGCTTTCCAGGAAATGATTACGCTTGCGAAGCAAACGAAAACTGATATCACCGCTATCATCCCGAATATTCGTGCCCTGGGTGGTGCGTTGGGTGTGTTCGGTGGCGAGGGTACGCTGGCGAAGGATGTTCTAGCCGGGGTATCTGGTGCGCTCGGTACTCTGGAGGCACGGTTTCAGGCTGCGCTTGAACTGGATCCGTCGCTCGCGTTTGCTATGATGCGATCCGAACTTCAGGCGATGTTCATTGTAATGTCGCAGGACTTGCTCCCGATTGCTTTGGAGTTTGCGAAAACGATCAAGGGCTGGGCTGAAGATTTCAGAAACCTGGACCCGGAAACGCAAACGTTTGTTATTCGGCTCGGGATGATTGCCGCGATTGCTGGTCCGTTGCTGATTACCCTGGGGGCTTTGACACGAATCCTGGGTGCGATGGCGCTGGCTTTTTCTGCGGCTGGTGGAGCGGGTGCGATGGCTGGTCTTATGACAGCCGCTCGTGGGTTGCTCGGCATACTCACCGGTCCGGTTGGGCTGGTGATTGGCATCAGTTTACTGATTGAACAATTACGCACATTCGAGGACCGTGTGAGGTCCGCAACTATCGAAGCCATCAGAGAAGCGACTGAAGAGTTGAAAAAGTTTCGAGGTGAACTCGGATCGCTCGATGTGGATGTGATGACGAGTAAACTACTGTCCGTCAATCAGGCTTTGGATCAATCCATTTCGGACCGAACGAATTTGTATCAACTCCTGGAGCAGGCAAAATTGGCCTCTGGTACATCGGGTGTCGATACGGGTGAGGAGGATCGGATCAATCAGCAGCTTGAGGATCAAAAAAACGATATCGAGCAGTTGATTCGATTCCGTGATGATTTGACTACGAAACTATCCGCAAATGCTATTGCGTCCAGGGATGCTGCGGCCGCTGCCGCTGAACTGAAAGAAAACGAAACACCCGATACGAACCTGGTGCAATGGACTGAAGATCAGGCCGATGCGTTGGCTAAACTACGTGATGAAATAGATCCGGCTGCGAAAGCGAGTCGTGAATTGGCTGCGGCTCAGTCGTTGCTTGAACAAGCGTTGAAAGCTGGGGTCAAGAATGGTGGTATCAGTCTGAAAACCTACGCACAACTGGTCCGGCTGCTGTATATGTCGACTGATGCCTACAAAAACGCCTTTGATGCTGCGAATCGTTATGCCGAAGTTGACTTCATGACCCAGAGTGAACTTGATCGAAATATGGCGTACGTTGATTCGCTGGAAGTGATGGCGCAGAACGTCCAGGACGTAGCCGATTCGCTCGATCCTTTGGGGGCTGCTTTGCGTGATTTGACCACGCAGCAAGACAAACTCGATGAGGCTTTTGCGAATGGAATTTTTGACGGTAACGAGGACCTATATGCGGCACTGACTAACGGCATCAATGATGCGAAGGATGCCTTGTCCGGTTTCGATGCTGCGTTCCAACGGACCGGGTCGAATATCAGTTCTATTCTGAATACGATGGCGAGTGCTGCCGAGTCTGGAAGTTCTGCTCAAAAGGCTTTGGCTTTGGCTGCTCAGGTTACGAACACCGTTCTGGCGATACAGGCGATTCTGACCCAGGGTCAGGGCGACCCGTACACGGCGTTTGGCAGGATGGCTGCGATGGCTGCTGCGGTGGCTCCTCTGGTGGCTACGGTTATAGGTTTCGCAGGCGGTGGGAGCAGTAGTGCGGCATCTCGTAGCAGGCAGGAATCGCAAGGGACCGGGACCGTTTTGGGAGACTCTGAAGCGAAATCCGAATCAATCCTGAACGCGACTGAAATCACCGCCGACGCGACCAGCGAATTGGTTGGAATCAATCGCGGCATGTTGCACGCGTTGCAGAATTTGGAAACCGGATTGGGCGGTGCGTCGGTACAACTTGCGCGGGGAGCCGATGCAGATTTTGGAGAATTGGTACCACCTAAGAGCTTACTAGTCGACCTCTTAACGGGAGGCGGCATATTCGATGTGCTCGGTTTAAACTTTGTTGGCGATTTCCTCAATAAGATATTCGGTGGCAAAGCGAAGCTGTTAGATTATGGCGTTCAAATAATGGGCGGCTACCTCAACGACTTGACGACTGATGTAATGGTTCAGGCCTGGCAACAAATCTCGGTTAAGAAAAGCATTTTTAGCAGTAAGAAAATAAAGGATCGTTTTCAGGATTTGAACGATGAGGTCGGAACGCAATTTGCGCTCGTGTTTGAGTCTATTCGAGATACCGTTTCTGAAGCTGCGATGGCTTTGGGGATTCCGCTGAGTGTTATTGAGGAGCGGATTGCGGCCTTTCAGATAGCCACGACATCAATCAGTTTCAAGGATCTGGATGCGGAGCAGCAGCGCGAGGAGTTGCTGGCGGTATTCGGCTCGATCTTCGACGGATTGGCTGGTGATGTGGTCCCGTTTATTGACCAGTTTCAAAAGGTCGGTGAAGGATTGGGCGAAACCCTGGTACGGGTCGCGTCATCGGTCCAGGTGTTCCGTGAAGCGATTGATGCGTTCGGCTTTGTGATTGATACCACCGATCCTGAGTTATTCGCTCAGATTGCGGTTGGGCTGGTCGAAATGACTGGCGGGGTCGAGAATTTCATCAGCCTGTTCACTGGGTTCTTTGATACGTTT